AAAGACTGCGTAGATACGATGAAGTGGCTCCATCTTTACACAAGTGAGTGCGGGAAGTGGCTTGAAGATTGGAATTTTTCTGAGTGCATCCGCATGAAGAGCACAGATGACATTTTTTGCCTGCACCGTTTTAATTATTCGAGAGTCATGTAGGCTTGGACTTCCAGTAGCAAACCAAAGTGTCAGAGTATCGTCGAGTTCAGGAGCCAGATTTTCCAGAGAATGATGAGTATGAAGATCAACACCTCTTGATTTGCAGTCATTTGTTAAAGCATCTATTAGACTATCAAGTCCCTCTTTACAAATAGAGAATCTCTGATTGGCTCCCATTTCAGTAGTGAAACTGCCGAGTGCAAGATCCGCACGTAATGTAAAGAGTTCTGCACGATACGGAAACGGGTCTGTGAAGGCCTTGGCCTTTGCAGTTCCAAAGACACCTTCAAGAATTTCATAGAGTGTATGTTTTCCGAGAATTTCTTGAGGAAGCATTTGTACTTGCGGTAACCATGTACGAAGACTGTCTTCAAATGGATTGGCTACTAAGTCTGAACCATAGGTTTTTATCCAACCTGATTCATCTGAGATAGGTATCTCATGAAGATTGTATTCCTTGAGAAGGTCGCGTGTTACTATGTGGCTTGAATGAATACGACCTGCACCCTCCTCCCATTGCAGGTTCCTATCGTGAAATGTTAAGATCCGACCCCCAAGAACTCTGTATTTTTCAAACACGGAGATCTTTGCATGTGTATGGCGCTTGGCCAGTTCGCGGGCTACATAGAGTCCTGCGATACCGCCCCCAACAATGGCATAGTCGAGCATTGCCATTTACTTAATAAAGATAGAGTTTATCCAAGCCATCACTTTTCCTGTATCAGCACTGGTTACTTTATCGAGATATTCAGTATTCTGGATTGCGACAAAGGTTGGAATCTTGGAGACTTGACAGTATCCAGGAGTATACTTATTCTGGTCAATATCACATTTGAAGAAGGTTACCATAGGAAAGGTGTCGGTGATCTTCTTGAGGTCAAGATCACGGCAATATCCACACCACTCTGCTGTAAAATAGACGACCACGTATTTTGGCATCACCTTAATCCGTTCATCCTTTCCACGGGCAATGAGGGCCTCGAAATACTTATGATCCGGGAGGGGTGTCATTGTGTACATCGGGTGGGACATCGTTGGTATTTTCTTCTTTAGAGGTTTTATTTGATGGTGTAAATCGCGCCCATGTGAGTGTAAGGGCACCCACTAGAACAATAACGGCCGTGCCAAAGAATACATAGGAACTGAGGTTTCCAGCGGCTTCTAAAGCACCAACGGCGCCTGTGGCACCGCCCTTTTGCCCTGCAGCCGCTCGTAGAGCAGCAGGGTCAGTAAATGCCGAGATGGAATCGGTCGCGCTTAGAAGTTGCGGAGCCTTCTCAGCAAGTGCAACTGTACTCTTTACAGCGGCCACAGCCGGCGGAATAGTTTTCTGCACGGCATCAATCACAGGTGGAATCACCTTTTCAACGGCACACTTTGTATCTACAACAAGTCCGAGGGCTGCCCGAATTGGTCCTAAGAAGGGAGCAAACGGACCTGTTATAATGCTAAAGAGACTCTGGTCAGATTTCATCTTTTCAAAAGCGCTCGGTGTCATTACATTTCCTGCCGCGCCAGTTGAGTTCATGTAGATTGTAGAAGGGAAGAAGCGTGGGGTGCCATCAATAAAGAGAGACTTTGTATCATATAAGAGATACAGTGCAGAATAAGTTGTCCATAATAATGAAAAGACAGTGAGAATACCACTTATTGTGAAAAGAAGCATTGCGAGTCCACCCATAAAATCACCCGCTGCAAAATGACTGAGGCCAAAGGGAAGACTCAGAAATCCGACATAGAGAAGAAAGAATATAGGGCTCGGTGCAGTATCTGGTGCGGCAGATCCAGTTCCGTGAAATATACCTGCACCTAGGCCAGTGGGTCCAAAAAAAGGCACTGAAAGGCCGTATTTGTTCACAGAATCCCATTCAGCAAATGTCTGAACTATATCATAGATCCACCAGAAACCGAAGGCGAATAGATTTACAAAGACTTTCAGTGCGGCCGTTCGTGGTGAACGGAGAAGAATATGATCAACTGCAAAAAATCCACCTACAATTGTAATAAATGTAAAGAGAGTCGGTGAGATTTGTGAGCCCCCCCATGACTTTGCGGATGTATGGTCAAATGAACCTAGGAAAGACATCCCTACTAATCTGTATCCGTCTTTGTGCTAGGCAAACAATCCGTAGGCACTTCAAATCCCTTAGATCGGAGATGACTCAAGAAATCAGATGGAAAGCAATCGGCCTTGAAGAAATCACACGGCGCCTGTGTGGGGTCGGGTAGACGAATTGAGACTGGGCCCGATGTCATTCGGAATCCAAACTCTCTGAAATTTGTCAAGACAAAGGTTCCATTTGATTGAGGATAGAGTTCAAAGTTGCGTAGCGCAAATCCGTATTTCCAAAAGAGAAGCCAAAGGTCCTCAAATTCATCATACATTGTGTCAGGTTCATTCCATTCAAAGTCTTTTTCAAATGATTCACAGGCTCTTGGAATCCACCACCGCTCAAATGCATAGTCTTGAATAAGTTTACGCCCAATACGTCGCACACGTTGCTGTGTAATTGAATCGTGTTCCATTATCTGATATTATCCAATGATAACAGATAGTAGTTTCAATTTTTTGGACACCTTAGATTGTAAAGAGAACACCACCGAATCCATCCACTACGCGCAGAACATTATGGTTCTTTGCATAGACACGAACTGTGCAGTTTCCAAGGGCAGGAATCGTCGCTTGATTCGTCATTATTTGCAGTACAATACTGTCAATACGACTAGCATTCATTGAACCACTCGGCTGAAGTTCTTCAGGACGGAGTGCAAGACTATAACAGTAGATAAAATCATCTGATGGAATGGTTGTATGGCGTTGCCACGGTTGAACTAGACGGAAATAAGTTGCATCGCGAACTTGGAAGCGGTCAAATCCGTCGAGTTGTAAAACTGCATTGGCGAGAATATCTGTACGGACTCCTGTTTCATTGACACTTAGACTACTGAAGTTGAACCACTCCTTATTATTAATTACGAGTTGTCGCTGGAGCACCCAGATAAACTCACGAATCGGATGATTAAATTCAATCGGCACAGGAATTGACTGTGAACTCGGAGGAATTGCAATTTGTGACGTATACTGAATTTGTTCAATAAGATATTCGTGTGCTGTACTTACAAATCGTCGGCGCTCATCCACATCCAGATAGACAAAATCACCCCACAGTGTGCAATCGGTTATATGGGCCGGCTTTACGGTTATATCTACACAGTCTTGAATGACATTCGGTGTCCAGAAGCACTGTTGAAGGGGTCTAAACGTAATATTAATCCGGACAGGATGATATTGTAGAGCAAGGAGTGGAAGATAGAGGCCGGGATTCTTACAAAACCAGAATTGAAGTGGCACATAGAGTTTGAGGGGTCCAATCAGTGTAGGTTGAGAGAATCCATCCACTTTGCCAATCATATCATAAAAACCAAACTTCTGTGATTCAGTTGTGGTGAGATTTGACCAAATCTCCATCCATTCTCCAGTTTGGCGATCAATCTCCTGCTCACCAATGGTCAGTGTAATCTCTTGGATAAGTGCATGACCTATAGAATTTACATAAGCAACAGTTTCACCCGTAGTGGAGAGATAGAGTGGGGGAAGTGTAATCTCTAAAATACAGGGACCGAGTAAATCTCCACTCCGAGGAACGAGCCAACTGATTTTTTTTCCAAAATCAGGTTCATTGTCTGAATACATTTCAACAGATTCAATGGCAAAATTCGTATGACGACGATAGACAAACTTAAACCATGTTATCTGAGGGTTTCCCGTCAAGAAAACATCTTGTTTTCCAACTGCGACGAGTTGTAATAGACCACCGTTGCCAGTCATCTCGCGGCGCTTCTGAATGATGGAGTGATTCTTAGTAGAAGGTAGTAGCGCGATGGATCCTCGCATGAATTCAAGAAGAGGATATGACATGGATTTGACGGTCCTCCGGTCACTTTTTGCACTTGATCCTAACACAAATATTCCAATCAGCACAAACTGGCTCATGACAGCAGATGGAATTGGTGGTGTTCAATGGAAAGGTTTGGCATCGTATATGAGTACCGTAAGCATTTCAAATATTAGCATGTTTGATACGACACTTACTAACGATCCTTATCGCCACAATATTACAATCACAAATGGTGCATTATTTGTTGACGGTGCTCCTGTGACTGGATCAGGTCTTAACATTGTTCAACTTGCAAGTAGTCTACAAGGCCTTGGTACCTATGGTTATGTTAGCACATTAAGTCTTTATAGTACTGTAAGAGGACTTGGCACAGCCGGCTATGTGAGTTCTGGTACACTGACATCAACTGTAGTAGGTCTCGGTACAGCAGGTTATATAAGTACTGCTAGTTTCTATAGTACGGTTGTTGGACTTGGTACAGCAGGTTATGTTAGTACTGCACAGTATAATAGTTTCTCTAATTTAATTTATAACAATATTTCATATATTTCCTCAGGTAATCTTTACAGTACAACAACAAATCTTCTTGGATATATTGACGATATAATTAATTCCCAGGGCAATGGATCCATTAGTAGTTTCACTGTGAATGGAACTGCAAATTTCTATTCAACCCTTTCAGTTGGCACTTTTTTTTATATTAATGGAAACATCTCAACACTGAGTACAAGTATTGGAGATACCATTGTAAACTTAGGTACAACTCCTGGTTATCTCAGTAGTTTGAACAGCCGATCGTTAAGTACGGGCATGATTGGTCTATCAAGTATTAACTTCATGGATACAGTAACAGGTGTAAAACAACTTGTTGCTGTGACAAATGGCGTCTTTCAAGTGAATGGAGCGTCCATTACAGGAGATGTAACTACAGGAAATCTAACATCAACAGTCATCGGACTCGGCACAACTGGCTATCTTTCAACAGTGGTTTTTACTGGTGTTGTAAGTACTGCAAATTTGGTAGGGTTGATTAGTAGTGCAAATCTGAATGGAATTGTAAGTAGTGCGAATCTGGTTGGATTGGTAAGTAGTGCAAATCTGGTAGGCTTGATAAGTTCAGGAAATCTGGCTGGACTTGTAAGTACACCGAATCTAGAGGGCCTTGTAAGTTCGCCTAATTTAATTAGGTTTATCAGTACCGCCAACTTAGCAAATCTAGTGAGTACACCGAATCTAGCAGGCCATGTGAGTACTCCAAACTTAATTGACCTCGTGAGTACAGCCAACCTGCGTGATTTTATCAGTACACCCTACTTTGATTCACAGACAACAAGTAGTTTAAGGGGACTTGGCACACTTGGATATCTTTCAAGTTTCCAAGCGCATGAATTAAGCACAGGACTTCTACAAGTATCATCTATTCGATTTATGGACTCCACAACAACGGCGCCAAATGCAGGTACATTTAGTTTACTTAATGTCAGTTCTGGACAATTGCTCTTTAATGGAGGCTATACAGGTTCAGGTGGAGGAGGAGGGGGTGTTACGCAACTTGTTGCAGGCACAGGTATTATATTGGATCCACCCGTTGGCACAGGTGCAGTTAATGTTTCAGTTAATAGTAGTAGTTTAGTTGACTCACCACTAACAAGTACGCTCAATGGTCTTGGAACGGCTGGATATATCTCCTCCTCACAATTACAGAGTTCAGTAGTTGCACTAAAACAGAGTTTTTTTGTGGTAAATGCCAACACAATCTACCTACAAGGTACTGGTAATTCATTAACTGTAAGTAGTTTAGCAAGTATAGTCTACTTAAGTTCCTTTCTTCAATCAACCGTGACTTATAGAGGTTCAAATGGAACAATCGCTCCTCAATGGACAGTAGGTACACAAGCAATCTCCTTTACAACTGCAAATTTACAATTAGATTCTTTTTCCACATTAATTACATCGAATGCAATAGTAAACATCGAAGTTCTCGGGAACTTCATGTTTAGTCCTCTTGCACTTCCTCAGACCCCAGTACCCATTTATATGTCAAGTTTTGTTAGAAGTGGCGTAACAGGTAATGCTAATTATCTAAGTAGTCAAATGTTCCAAACGATGTTCTTCCCTACGAATTATAATAGTGGAATTGCAGGTGGACTCTATGGCAATATAAGTAATTACTTTGCTCCAAAGATTAAAATGAGTATCCCTGGTTCTGTAGTACAGAATTTCTATCCGAATGCGCCATTAGTGCTAGGACACTATCTTCCGAATGCTGTAACACTTACAACAACACAGGGATTCTTAAACTCAAATACAACTGTTTTCTTTGGTTCAACGAACTCCGTTTTTATTTCAGTTCAAAATATGCCTTAGAGTAGGGAATGAATAAGAAGTCATATGATACAGATGAAATAACTCTTCGCAAAGTGTATGCGAGGACATCGACAAATACAGCAGTGCCTGCGATGACTGTACTAACAGCAGATGGAACTGGTGGAACCTATTGGGCGATTCCTAGTACACTTGGATATAATCCGAGTTTTAACCAAATTGCGACTGATGCTGGAACCTTTACGGCAAGTTTACCATATAATACATTTACGCTCAGCCAAGGTGGAGGTATTGGTTTTGTTCAAGGCGCTGCTACAAACCAAATGTACATCTATTCGAAGGGCTTCAATCAGATTACTGCAGTGGGTGGAAATACCCTCTATGGTTTTTCAAATAATGTCACAACACCTAATCTGACCTTTGCCGCGACAGGTGGTATTAGTCTCCAAGCAAATCCTGTGACAAATACACTGACCTTTACCGGCAATGGTATTCCCATTAGTACAACACTCAATTCATTTCAGAGTTTGAAGGTGTTTCCGAGCCTCTCTACACCCACTGGGCAGATATCCTCTCTATCTGGATTTACAGTACTGAGTGCAAATAATTACTCTTCCATTTTAACACTTGCAGGAACAGGCCAAATTAGTCTCACTTCTGATTACAATGCAAATGCAGTGTTTATTGGATTAAATGCAAGTACACTTGTTACATCGAATCTAACATCGATTATTGTAAGTACAACTAATGTAACAACCTCTAGTTTTACACTTATTGATACATATAGTCAAGTACAAAAAACTCTCTATTCATACAATGGTAATCTCTTTTTGAATGGAGTTGCTGTTTCAGGTGCTGCTGCTTCACTTGTTACATCTGTAAATGCTGGTTCGAATATTATTATGGGTCCAAGTGGTTCAGGAGGTGGAACACAAGGTGATGTGACTGTAAATGTTGATACGAGTTTCTTAACAAGTACTGTAATTGGCCTTGGAACGGCAGGTTATATTAGCACAACGAGTGGTGGAGGTGGTTCAATAAATGCAACCGGTTTAGTGAGTACGGCAAATCTAGCAAGTCTTGTAAGCACGGCAAATCTAGCGAGTATTGTAAGTACATCGTATTTGACTAGTCAATTTACTTCAACTGTGATCGGCCTTGGAACTAGCGGCTATTTAAGTTCATTAAATGGTATATCGTTAAGTACAGGAACAGTTTTCACGTCATCAATCAGTTTTATTGATACATCATTGAATACTAAACAATTACTTGCTGTTAATGGCGGTACATTACAACTAAATGGTGCCGCAATTACGGGTGGTGGTGGCGGCACTCTTCCTGGAGGGTTAGTGAGTACGAGTTATTTGGAAAACGCAATTCTTGTTAGCAGTATATTTAATCGGTCAGGTGTCATGAACTTCTCTTCTCTTTTTGTAAATAGTGTGCCAATTATTTTTGACCAGTACGCGAATCTAGCAGTTTCATTTCAGATCTTATAAGTAGATGCCAGGTGAACACAAAGAAGAACCAGTTTTTACAGCCTTCATAACAGATAGTTACAGTGTAACAGTATCTGTTAGCACAGCCACAATTACCTTTCAGTATCAAGAAAGTACATTTGATTTTACTGGCGGACTTTCTTGTTTAATTAATGAATCTTTAATAACTCTATCTTCAAGTAGTGGAACGGGTGGAAATGGAACTGCTTCATTTAGTATAACAGGTGCAAATGCGAAATATTTTACACAAGGATTTACACAAAAGTATCAACTAATTTATAATTTTATTCCATCAGATTTTTTTTATTATTATTGGTCGCAGGCATCTGATGAAAATAATATAAACTTAGCAACAAGTGGAAATGCATTTATAGCAGTAGGTATTAGTGATCGAAATAAATCAATTCTATTACCTCCTGTTGCTTCAAAACCTGGATATATCTATCGTATTAAAATTACAAATTATGCGTCTCCAAATCTATTACGTATTTCTCCATATTTTTCTACATTTAATGGTACTACAAGTTTAACAGCAGGGAGTG